AAACTAGCGAAGGTGCAAGCCTTCCGTGGGTTCGAATCCCACCCTTTCCGCCATTTTATGCGGGTTCCGGCAATCGCTGAAACCTTGACCACTAAAAAACTAGCGACGTTTGACTACTAGTTGACCACTCATGTTTTTGGGTGGTCTTTTTTGTTGTATCTATACAGTTTAAAAGTATTTATGCTAAAATCTGCTTGTATAAATTACAAAATTGAGTTAACATAGCTACAAAAAATAAGGAGGCTATGTTATGAAAGCACATGTGAAGTATTTTTGCGGGCATGAAGCTGATGTTGATTTGGTTGGCAGTGCTGCTGTCCGCCAGCAGAAGCTGGCTGGTCTGAAGAAATCTCTTTGCGCTGCATGTCTCGCCGAAGCATGGAACGCCTGCGTTGCTGGTTGCCTGCCACGTGAGATGTCCATTGATCAATGGGAACGCGAGTATCCTGATTGTCGCCGGATGAAGGTGGATGCAGAAAAAGGTACCGTGATTGCCTGGGTCCCGGAAAAAAGAGCATAAAAAAAACCCCGCTGCAAGGCGGGGTTTTTTTCAATGTTTTTTATAGCGACAATGAGAATATGGAATATTAACATTAATAACTTTAATGCTTACGCCTATTTGCTTTGCTATGGCTGGAACAGAATAGCCTAACGCCAATAAACGTGTTATTCTAATCGAGAGCGGTGTAGATATTATTCCGGCAGTTATTAGTTCTTTTTTGACTTTGCTTTCAGATAAACGTAAAACTTTTGCTGTCTTTTTGATACTTTTACTTTTTTGATAGGTATCTATTATGATGTTGTCCATAATATGACTCCTTATATGATGTTAGCCAGGGTTTCTGCTGCGCGCTCATCGTCACCAGGCATTACGTGGCTGTAGGTGTTGAGCGTCAGATTGGCAGTGCTGTGGCCGAGGCGCTGCTGCACCGTCTTGTAGCTGGCACCGTGCTGCAGCAGGAGCGAGGCGCTGGTGTGACGCAGGCTATTGAGGCAGAAGTCTTTCGGCATATCTGCGTTTTTGCCGTAGCGCTTAACGAGCTTGCTTATTGCGTCCGGGTTGAGCGGTCTGCCGTGCTCTCCCGGGAAAAGGAGGCCGTATGGCTGCCACAGCGCGTCGCTCATGGCCTGCAGTCGGACGGTCCTTATCTGTGCCTTAATGAGCGGAAGAATCGCCTTAGGCAGGCTCACAGTGCGCCAGCTGTCCTCTGTCTTAGTGCTTGCGCCAATCTCACCGCCACCTTTGGTACGCAGGTTGGTCTGCCGGACGGTAAACGTGCACCGCTCCAGGTTTACGTCCTGATAGCGCAAACCAAGAATTTCACTGCGTCGCATGCCGCTGGTAGCTGCCAGCTTGATGAGCAGCTGGTGCGCGGGATCAGTGATGACAGAGAGCAGCTTTGTTACCTGTGCCTGGGTAAGAGCCACCCACTCGCGCTTGCGGGTAACCTTTGGCTTTTTGATTTGTAGCATGGGATGCTTTGCAAGCACACCATCAATTACTGCTTGTGTAAGCAGAGCCTTGAGCGTTACATAGATATGCTCAACGGTGCGGCTGGCAAGCTTTGCCGAGAGTGTGGCTATAAAGTCACGGATATTGGCTGGCTGCAGATTGCAGAGCGGGAAGTCGCCGAGCTCCGGCTTGATGTGCACCCGGATGTGAGATTCAATCGTTGCCCAGGAATTTTTGCGTATGGCTGCGTGCTGGACGGCCAGGTAATGGTCGCACCAATCTTTGAGCAGCATGCCGCTGCTGTAGGTCCCGCTGCGTTTGGCAATCTTGAATTCCTGCACCTTGCGGTCAAGCTCTGCAGATGTTTTTGCCGTGAAGTAATGCTTTTTGCCGAGGTACGTCACTGTGGTGGCGTAGCGGCCGTCTGCGCGTTTCTTGTATTTTGCCATTGTGTAAAACCTCCATTTTTGATATAATGAAGGTGCGATTGTACTTTGCCATATTTACAATTTGCACCTTGCCGCAGCTATCGTGGTGGATGTTGCGGCACACCGCCTGTGCTGGGAACACGGGCGGTTTTTTTATTTATTGTTTAGTGTATTTTGCCATAGAGTCAACAATGACACCTTTTACTTCTTGTGGATTAGACACATAGGTGTATTTAATATTCCCGAAAGTTGCGGCACTGCTGACAGAAATGTCACCGTAGCCTAAAGCTCTGCCAATGATGCTCTGGTTATAGGTTACTTGATTTACTTTGCTTAAAGGCATATCAATGTAATCACGTTTGATTATACCTGTTTGCAGCATAACTCTACGGTTGGTAATATAAAATTTGTCTGTTACCAGCACGATTACCTTATAAATGCCCAGTAAAAAGAAAAATGCTGCGACCATATTTAACTCCCAATAAACAAAAAAGAAAAAGAGAAAAAATGGCCAAACAATGAACATTAAGTGTTTCTGAAATCTTTTAATTTCAATTTCGTGTTCTTCAAATTGCATAATAAACAACTCCCTTATTTATATTTTTATTTCTTCAGCAGCATTTCGCTCTCTCAAGCAGCTGCTGGTGGAAATCTCCCCTCTTAGCTAAATTTACACTTTCTTTACTAAAAAAAACTTTCCCTTGTGATAATTGTGTGATAAAATATTTATAGATTTAAAGTTTTGTTGTCGTCACTTCGGTGGCGACTTTTTTTGTTTGTGGGGAAGTTTCAAGCGGTGGCGGCAGTTTCTTCTGCCGCCAGAATACCTAAGATAAAAAGATATAATTCCACCTGAGCGTCCTCGTTTAATAGTTCGAGTCGCTCACTGTCCAAGATTAAAACACCTCCTTTATTGGTTCCGCAGGTTTTTGGGATTTGAAAGTAAATCCTCGAAATATTCACGAGCGCGCTGTTGCGCTGCAGGACTAAGTTTGTTGTACAGTTCTTGAATATCATTTTTAGGCTTTTCTGGGGTATCCCATCCCATTAGTTGGGAAGGAGTAACGTTAAAAATTTCTGCCAAGAGTATAACCATATCATAGGGGATATTTTTAATATCCCCAGATTCATACCTTTGCAAAGTTGCTTTATTTGGCAATTTACCTATTTTAGATTTAATTATTTGAGCTAAATCTGTAAGAGATAATCCGTGTTTTTCACGGTATTTTCTTATATTTTCTCCTATTTCCATGGCTTGCCTCCCTATAATCTCCCTATAATTACGTTAACATCATTATAAATCACTTTTGCGCAAAATGCAACAAGGAATCGACTTTTTGCAAAAAAAGTTGCGCGATATGCGTTGACAAATAGCTTTTATCATGGTATTATAGTTGCGTAAAGCGCAACGAAAGGCGGTGAGAAAATGTATGGCATTAATGTAATGTTGTTGCGTCAAAAAATGATTGAAAATGGGTTTATAAATATTGTAGACCTTGCAAAAGCAGCAAATGTTAGCCGTGATACTATTAGTAAAATGTTGGCTGGCAAAACTAAACCTCAAACTAATGTAATGTATGCAATTGCTAATGCTTTGAAATTAACCTGTGAAGAAGCGGGGAAAATTTTTTTTGCACGTAGCGTTGCGTAAAATGCAACGGAGGTAATTATGGAACCTATAGCTATAACTCTTGACAAAGCCTGTGAGTTAACGGCCATCGGTAAAGCGTCGATGGTGAAGCTTATGCAGGATCCCAAATTTCCGGTATTTAAAATCGGAAACAAGTCGGTTATCCCAGTAGCTGGCTTGAGAAAGTATATTGAAACTCTGGGTGCTGAGCACTATGGAGTCGTTTAGGAGGCGGATGGTATGAAAAAGCTTTTAATTATCCTGCTTATGGCCATCTGTGCATGGGAGGCATGGGACTACACCCATCCTCAGCCTGTAGACCGCTACGTGGTCAAGGTTACCGCTGCTGATGGCGACACCCTCTGGCATCTCGTTGGAGACGTCATGGATAGAGAGGGAGACCGCCGCGATGTCCGCGAGGTCATCCACTACGCCAAAAAAATCAGCAACCTTAAGGGTGACCTGCAGGTTGGCGATGTTGTTCTTATCCCTATCGAAGTCGTTAAAAAATGAGAACCGATGAGCGCGGCGTCCACTACGTAGACTGCATGTTTTGTGGTACGGAATGGATAGTGAGCCGCTTTGTAAAAGAACCGTATGCGTGCCCTTATTGCAGGGCTATGTATAAAAAATTTAATCCACCACAATCAAAAAAGAAAAAGAAAGGTAAGGTGCAAAAATGATTAGAACTAAAACCGAGATTTTCCTTCAGCGGTTGAACCTTGAAATGCAGAGCCTGAGTAAATACGCAGACTTGCTGGAACGCTGGAATGAGGACGACAACCAAGACGAGGTCCTGCAGGAGGCGAAACTTGAGGTCATTGACCGTATCGGCGTAACGATGGAAGAGATGCGTGATCTGCAGTCTCACGAATGGACTGCTATGTATAAGGCTCTGCAAGATTCCGCAGAAAAGAATGCTGCTGATAGTTCCAGTATGCCAAAAGAAGGCGCTTGCAAGGAGGCTGAGTAACATGGCTAACATCTATGAGCTTAAAGATCAAATCAAAGCCTGCATCCAGCTGGATGAAGAGCACGTGGTTGACACTGAAGACGGTGAAATCCTGAACCTGCAGCAATTTGAAGCGCTGCAGATGGAGCGTGACCAAAAGATTGAAGGCATGTGCTGCTACATCAAAAACAAGCTTGCCGAAGCCGAGGCCATCGACGCCGAAGCCAATACTCTCAGTCATCGCTCTGGTGTAATTAGAAAAGAAGTCGAGCGCTGCAAGGCTTATCTGGCCGGTGCATTGTACGGCGAGAAGTTTGAAACTCCCCGCTGCAAGATTACGTGGCGCAAGTCCGAAATCTGCAACGTGCTGAATATTGAGGCGGTGCCTGAAGAGTATCTGCGCACTAAGGTTACTGTTGATGCTGACAAGACGGCAATCAAGAAGGCTATCAAAGCCGGTGCTGAAGTTCCGGGTGCTGAAGTTATTCAGAAGCTGAATATGACTTTGAAGTAAGGAGTGATTTTATGGGAATGCCTGTATTGATTTTAGGCGCGTCCGGCTCTGGCAAGTCCACAAGCCTGCGCAATTTTGAGCCGACGGAGGTTGGTGTGTTCAATGTGGCGGGAAAACCGCTGCCGTTTCGCAAAAAGATGAGCTATGTAAACAACAACGCTACATACGACTCTATTATGACAAGCCTGCAAAAAAACACCCTTAATTGCTACGTCATTGATGACGCACAGTATTTAATGGCGTTCGAGTTTTTCGACAGAGCCAAAGAAACCGGTTTTGCAAAGTTTGCTGATTTAGGCAATCACTTTTACAGTTTACTAAAGTTTATTCGCTTGTGGACAAGAGATGATACAATTGTCTACCTGTTAGCTCATACGGATGTAGAAGATAGTGGTTATGTCAAAATGAAAACCTTAGGCAGAATGCTTGACGAAAAGCTTTGTGTAGAAGGTCTGTTCAGCGTCGTACTGTTGGCTGAAACTAATGGTAAGGAGCACTGGTTTACTACGCAGAGCAATGGCCGCACAACGGCAAAGTCTCCGATGGAGATGTTCGCCCCTAAGATTGACAATGACCTGAAGGCTGTTGATACGGCTATTCGTGAATACTATGGATTTAATGATAATGAGGAGGCAAAGAAAAATGAAAAAGCTTAACTGGGGAAATGTTGACGCTGCAAGCGAAGGCTACGCAGCGCCGCCTGCTGGTGGTTATGTACTGGTAATCTGCGCCGTCGAAGATCACGCAGATAAGGAGTACCTGAAAATTTACTGCGACATCGCCGGCGTAGCTGATAAAGCAAACGAGCAGTTTATTGGTTATTATGGGCAACGCAAGGAGCGCAGCGGTGACAAAATTCCGCTGTTCAGTTTCATCCGCAGCTATAGAGATTCTGCGCGTGGCTTCTTCAAGGCATTCTTGGTGGCGCTGGAAAAGAGCGGCAACTCTGGCTTTGTGGCAGACCGTTTTAATGGCAATGAGCAGCAGTTCTGTGGCATGGTCATCGGCGCCGTGCTGGGAGAAGAAGAATATGTCTGGAACGGTAAGCTTCGCATGCGTCTTAATGTAGAACATTTTTGCTCTGTAGAGCGCATCCAAAAAGGCGATTTCAAGATTCCGGAGCTTAAAAAAGCAAATTCGGCGGCAATGCCTGTAGCAGCTCCTTCCTCCAGCATGGACAGCTTTGGTACTAATGTACCGCTGCTAAGTGATGAAGAGATCCCCTTCTAAATCCGAGCTGCACCTGGACGATATTCGCCCCTTTTTAACCGGTGTAAAAACAAAGCCGGGCGGACATATTACCGCTACCTGTCCCTTATGTGGCAAAGCAGATCATCTGCACATAGACGAAAAGGGCGGCACACTTCTGGTCTACTGCCAGAAGTGCAACGCTCCAGGCACGGACATTCTGAGAGAGTTCCGCCGTCTGGGAGCAAAACCTACCGAACCGGAGCCTGTAGATTATAAGACGGCAAAGCCTGTTGAGGATTACCGCCATATCTACCGTAATCCCGACGGCACGGAAGCTTACTATAAGCGCCGCCGCAAGTGGGCCGATGGGCACAAGGTTTTCAGCTTTGCATATGTCAATGCCGAAGGGCGCACGGTGTATACCAAACCCGAAGGATGTAACAACTTATATAACTTAGATGCACTAGCAATGCATCAGAGCACAAGGTTATACATCGTCGAGGGTGAAAAGTGTGCTGACGCCATGATGCAGCACGGGCTGCTGGCAACCACGAGCAATACCGGAGCCCAGAAGGCCATCAAGCTGAGCTCGACGGACAAGGCGCTGCTGGAATCTTATGCAGAGCGTATCGTCATCCCGGACAACGATGAGAAGGGCACCGATTATGCTGCAGCCTGGCAAGGCGCGAAGGTCATGAATATCACAAAGCTGTGGCCTGAATGCCCGCCTAAAGGCGACATTGCAGATTACTTTGCCGCCGGTGGCACTGCTGAAGCTATCGAAGCCTACGAGTGGCCTGTAGTGCTCTCTCTGAATCGAGAATTCTTTGAGGGGTGCGACAGGTTCAGCCTTATCGATGAGGCGCTCCTGGAGGCCATAGCGGCGCTCACAGAGCCGTCCAAGCGTCAGCAGGTGCTTTCCATGGCGAGGTTTCGCGCTGGGGAGCTCTGCTGCAAGAGGGAATTTGAGAGTTGCTGGAAGGCGTACCTGCAGCAGCAGGCAGCCAAGGGGATCAGGTCAGATAATCTGACAAAATTCCCGCAGCAGCTCTTTGCTCTCCGGTGCGGTAACTGGAACACATCGATTAATGGCGTGTATCGGTCGGTACAGGTCGGGACAGAATATAAAAACGAATACGCAAGCCCCATCCCCATCATGCCGACGGAGCTGCTGGTGAACGTGGAGGATGAAACGGAAAAAATCCGGCTTGCGTATTTTAAAAATGGCGGCTGGCAGAGCGTGGTGGTTCCACGCTCCACGTTAGCCAACAAAAACAAAATAATCCTGCTGGCAGATAATGGCGTTGAAGTCAACAGCGACAACGCCGGTCTGCTGGTTAAGTATCTGGCAGAGGTCATCGCTATGAACCCGGACATCCTGCCGCGGGTAAAGTCGATTGACCATATGGGCTGGTCCGATGCAGGCTTTGTTCCGTACACGGATGAGGTCAAGCTGGACTGTGAGGACCAGTATAAATCTCTGGTGCAGGCAGTCTCCAGCAAAGGCACGCTGGAGGAATGGGCGGCCTACGTCGCCCCGCTCCGGCAGAACCTGTACATGCGCCTGATCCTGGCTGCAAGCTTTGCGAGCGTGCTGGTCGAGCGCGTATCTGCGCTGCCATTTGTTTTGCACCTTTGGGGCGGGACCGGCAGCGGCAAGACCGTGGCCATGATGGTGGCTGCGTCTGTCTGGGGTAATCCGGGCATGGGCAAGCTGGTGCGGACCATGAATATGACGGTCAACAGCATGATGAGCACAGCATCTATCTTGCGTAACCTGCCGTTTTTCGGTGACGAGCTGCAGACAATCAAGTCAAGATTTGAGAATTATGATACGTTGATCATGCGTGTCACTGAAGGTCTTGACCGCGGACGCATGACGAATGCGACCTTCCAGCGGCAGAAGTCCTGGCTGAACAGCTTTGTTTTCACCGGCGAAGAGCCTTGCACGAAGAGTCAGTCCGGTGGCGGTGTAAAAAACCGTGTTATTGAGATTGAGTGCGACCAGCAAATAATCAGCAATGGTAACGCTGTTGTGAATTTTATCACGCAGCATTACGGTGCTGCTGGCAGGGCGTTTATTGAAGCTCTGGAAGGGAAGAACCTTGCGGCTGATTACAATGAGATTATGCGTCTGGTGCTGGAAGTAACAGATACCACCGAGAAGCAGGCCATGGCGATGGCTCTCATGCTGCAGGCAGATTCTATTGCGAGCAAGGCTATCTTTGGTGATCCTGGCGATGTGCTGTCGCCGGAGGATATAGTTGGCTTTGTGAAGAGCAAGGCTGAGGTTGATGTGAGCGAGCGGGCATTTAACCTTATTGTTGACGTCATCGGTGCCAACGCTGACAAATTCGATACCGAATTTCACGATTTTGCCGGATATGCTTACTGGGGCAGACGTAAGAATAATGGCGTAATCCTAATTAATAAAACCGTTCTTGAGGAAGAATTAGAAAAGAAAGGTTTTGACTATGCTGCTTTAAAGAAAAAATGGGCTGAAGCAGGTCATCTGCTGAAAACGACGCAGGGAAGGTTTTACGGACTATATTCCCTGAATCATGTTAGAGCAAATTATGTTGCTCTTTATGTAAAAGGTTAGCGATGTTAGCTAAAGGTTAGCTAAAAAATGGCTCAACCATGCGGCTTATAAACCTTTAGCTAACATAATAACATTAGCTAACATAATTAGATATATACGTATGGAGTTTTCCACTTTAGACTAGGGCGGAAATAAAAATAATATATATCGATATTCTTTCAAAAATGACGTTAGCTTGTTAGCTAAAACTAAAAAATCGCTCAACCATGCGGCTTATAGGGTTTTAAAAGGTTATCTGGAAGGTTAGCGAGCTAACCTCAAAAGGTCAGCTAAAGGAGGGAAACGATGTTATTTAAAATTTTGAGTACTATGTTACGTGACTTTATTGCAGGGCTGGTTATGGCGGTGGGGTGCTGCTGTATGATGGTGGCGCAGGCTTTTGTCAAAGCTGCTGTTTGCCTCGCCCGGTTTGCGTGCAAAATTCGTGGGGTGAAATGTGATGTTAAGTAAAATCTGTCTGGTGTTTGCAGTGCTGATCAGCATTGTGTGGATAGTGAGCCTGACGGTGTTAGTTGGTTGCGGTGCTGTATGGGCGCTGCAGAAGTTAGGAGGAATGTAAATGTATATCAAAACTAAAAGCGGAGATTATGTGAACTCTAAAAATATCGGTGCATTAAGAATCGCACGTTATGGTGGCAATTTTAACGTTCTTGCAGACTGCACCGGCTATGGCGGCGAATATTGCTTCTACACAAGTGACAAGAAGGAAGCCGCACAAGCGTATATGACCTTGATGGTGAACCACCTGGATGAGGTAGAAGAAGCTGCAACCATGCAGTACCCGCGTTGCGCTATCCTCAAGGTGTCGGAGGCTACTGTTGATGCAATGCGTTATAGCTATCGCAATCGCCCGCTCCAAAACGAGCCGCAGCATGTAGCCAGCAAGAACACTAAGCTGTCCGCAATGCTGACTGCACTGGTCGATGACTTTGCTGCATCTGGTGATCCTGACAATCTTCTGAAAATCAACGCGTATATCCGCATGTATCTGCAGCAGGAGGCTAACCATGAATAAACAATATCTGATGTTGAATCTGGAGTCTGACACCTTTAAGGGCATGAAGGCCGATTTTGATGAGCTGCTGCAGCAGCTGCTGGAGAAGCTCTTTGCTGGCCGTATTGCTGATGGCTCTATCAGCATGAAGCTGTCCGTCAGCTTGACCGAAACCTATTCTGAAACAATGGGTAAGGACATTTCTGTACCGCTGTTCAAACATAAAACTACCGCCAATTACACGGAGAAGCTGGAGAATGCCGGTGCTGTCTCCCTGCCTAACACGTATCTGGAATACGACGAAGACCTCGGGGAGTTCGTTCTGAAGCCTTGCGGCGGCGAGCAGGACATGTTCGCGGAGCAGGAGGCCGATGCTGATGAAGTAACTGTCGACGTTAAAGCCATTCCGCAGGATTGCCACAGTCCCCTGCAGCTGCGTGATCCAATGTGTAATGACTGCGCTAATCGCGATACCAGCGCCTGCGACCATTGCGATGGCTGCGACAAGTGGGAGCCTACGGTAAAATGATTCCGCTGCGCCCCTACCAGCAGGAGCTGGTGGATAATATTCGCAGAGCAATCGGTCAGGGGCGGCACAGCGTGTGTGCAGTGTTGGGCTGTGGTGGTGGCAAGTCCGTTATTCAGGGCAACATCGCCGCCAGCGCCACGGCACGAGGCAACAGGGTACTGTTTGTTGTTCACCGCAAAGAGCTGTGCCAGCAGATTACTAATACCTTCACGGCGTGCGGCGTAGACTTCTCTCTCTGTACCGTAGGCATGGTGCAGACGGTCTGTCGCAGGCTGGCAAAGACTCCGGAACCGAAGCTGATTCTGGTCGACGAGGCGCATCACATCCTGTCGCAGAGCTATTTGTCCATCCTGCAGCATTTCCCCGGTGCCGTCGTCTTAGGCTTTACAGCCACGCCACAGCGCATGAACGAGGGTGGTTTGGGTGCCGTCTTTGAAGAGCTCATCGAGTCAGTGAGCACCGAGTGGCTCATCCAGAACCATTATCTGGCACCGTACAAATACTACGGCGTGCAGCTGGCGGATGCCAGCAAGCTGCATACTAAACGCGGTGACTACGACAAGGCTGAGATTGAAGCGCTTATGAATAAGCGTGCCATCTTTGGCAGTGCCGTCGAAAACTGGCTGCAGCTGGCCAAAGAAAAGCAGACCATCGTATACTGCTCGTCTATCGCCACCAGCGAGGGCACAGCGGCCGCTTTTAGGGAGCAGGGGATAAATGCTATGCACCTTGACGGTACAACGCCACAGGCGCAAAGACAGGCCGCAGTAGATGGGTTCCGGCGCGGTGAGGTCACGGTCCTTTGCAACGTTGATTTGTTTGGCGAGGGCTTTGACGTGCCTGACTGCGATTGCGTGGTGCTGATGCGGCCTACCAAGTCGCTCACGCTGCACATCCAGCAGTCGATGCGGTCGATGCGTACCAATCCCAACAATCCGGATAAGGTTGCGCTGATCCTGGACCATGTTGGCAATTTCACCCGGCACGGTCTGCCGGATGATGTGCGAGAGTGGTCGCTGGAATCCAAAGCCAAGAAGAAAAAGCAGGAGCTCAGCGTTAAGCAGTGCCCGAATTGCTTTGCCGTGGTCAAGTCAGCGGTCACCGAGTGCCCTCTCTGTCATTACGTATGGGAGAAGGAAGAGCGCGAAGGTCCGGAGGTCGTGGAGGACATCATACTGCAGGAAGTCGCGCGCATGCCGTATAGTAAACACATCGAGTGTAAGTCATGGGCGCAGCTGGAGCTGTTCCGCTCGACGCACAAACGTGCTGATGGTAAGATTTTTAAGTTCGCCTGGTCGCTGCACAAGGCGGTGCAGCTGGGGCTAGCAGTACCGGAACGGTACCGCAGTGCCGCTATCCGCTTGCTGCGTCAGGATGAATACAGGAGGTTAAAGTTTGAATAAATCTGAAGCTCAAATTATGAAGGAGATTGAGGTTGCTGTGTCTGCCGCAGGGCACAAGATTTTCCGCGTCAATGTTGGCGAAGGCTATCTGTACCGCACGCAGCCGACGCAGGCGACGCTCGAACTCGAGAACAAGCGTAGCCGCTGGTTCAAAAGTGGCCCGCCGCAAGGCTACAGCGATTTGTCTGGCGTAGCGTATCCGTCGGGCAAGGCAATTTTTATCGAGTGCAAGACGGCAACCGGCAAGCCGACGCTGCAGCAGTGCGTGTTCCTGCTGGCGATGTTGGCAGCGGGTGCCAATGCCGGTATCGCACGCAGCACCGAGGAGGCGCTGGCGATTTGCGAGATGACGGACGACCTGCGTCAGAAGATGGGGGAGTATATCCATGGCTGGTTGGTTAAGCTTAGGCAGCGTGGTAAGTGATCCGTGGCCTGGTTGTACCGACAGCGAGTTCTGGGGGCAGCTGCTAGCAAGCGCTGCCCGCCATGATCACAAGCTGTATGTTAAGCTCATCGGTCTGCGCTTTGCCGGAGCAGAGCTGCTGCCTAGCGCACGCTTCGGGTTGCGCCTGGTCATGGCTAACGAGGCGACGGTGACTCAGCAGGAGGCGAGGGAGCTGCTTGCTCCCCACTCTGAGCTGTTACTGAATTTATTTTTACACATAGGAGGTGGCGCAGGTGGACAACAAAAAACTGATACATGATACTGTTGTAGCAACGCTGGCTGCCTTAAATGGCCAGCCTAAGCCGCAGGACTGCTACAAGGCGACGGAAGCACGGCTGTATGCTTACTCGACGCTGCGCGCGAACATTGAGCAGTACAAGCTTGATATCCGTGACCTGAAGGCGGAGCGTGTCACAGAAAAATCTAAAGACATTACCTGCTGGGGCGGCGCAAGTTCTCGCCTGACGCCCGAAGAGAAGCAGCAGGCACGCATTATGGCTGTAGAAGTTAAGCTGGCGCGTGATCAGGCGGAAGTTGATAAAATTAACCGCATCTTGAACAGGCTGGAAGCAAGCGAGGATGCAGTGGCGGTAGACCTTATCCGTCAGGCGTATTTTTTCTGCGTGCCTTTGGATGATATTGCGCTGCATGAAGGTGTGTCGCTCTCGACTATCCAGCGCAGACGTACGCGCCTGGTGCGGCAGCTGGCGTTAATGTTATATGGAGCGGAGGCATTGATGTAATGACAATTCTTTCACGTAAACGTATCTTACGAACGAAAATCACTTGTAAGACTAGCCGCATCTGCCCGCGTCAGCGGCAATGGGCAAATCTTAGAGTGGTACAAAAATCCACGGTTCCGGGACCTAGTTTCCTTTCAAAGTTAATCCGCAAGCACCGCGAAGTTGTATTACTTCGCAGTGCTCGTGGCTACTGTCAAGTTTTTGCTTATTGCACAACGGAGGTGACACAAATATTATGATTAGTTTGTATCCTGTGATTGCTGAAAAATTGCATATCCCTGTTGGCAAGGAGTTCAAGCTCAAACCTAAACATGGTGGAGCATATCCGGCACAGTACCGTTTCAGCGCTGATGATTTGGAGTATCGTCCGAGCCAGTGCTGCTATTGGGTAAGCATTGGTAATCAGCCCATGCAGATGCGTATTTTTCTTGCTTTGTTGCGTGGCGGTGTGGAGGTAGTAAAGGAGCAAAGGCATGGAGTGGAATGAAGAATTAGAGAAAAAACTGCAACGCCGTGGCGAAATCTGGCACGCGGAAAAACTTGCATCACGGCTTATATTCGACGGCCGCCGTGCTCTTGAACACTATACTGCAGATGAAATGCGTGCGAAATTTGGGCCTATAGCAAAGCAGTACAGAAAGAGCGGGCGTATGTGCCTGGATTCTGATGCCTTGATTATGTACTGCAAGGAGCAGGGCTATAAATGGGAATGGTACCCACCTAGTCCGTTGGGAGAGTATTGGTTTGTGCTGCCGAAAGAGGATTTATTTTAGGAGGTGCTAAAAGATGAGTAAAAATTTAATCCCCGAAATCGCCGAGATGCTTGGCGTGAAACTGGGAGAAGAGTTTAAAATCAAGGGTTATGACGGGTTGACCTATAAATTTGTTGATTACGGGTTACAATTAAGCTCTCAAAATGATATAGGAATAACCGCTATACCTACAAATGTAGCGCTTGTTAACCTACTTAATGGCAATGACGAAATCATTAAACTGCCGTGGAAGCCTTATTATCGTCAGAAGTATTGGACTTTTGGCTTAAAAAATGGCATTTGGGTAGTTGTACCTAGAGAATGGGAAGATTATCCTGCTGAATATCTTTTGTTCAAGGCAGGCTGGGTATACCGTACTCGTGCTGAAGCGAAAACGGCATTGCCTGCGGTGGCGAAAGAAATGGGCGTGGAGTTTATAGTTTAGGAGGATTATTATGACTGAATATGAAGAATTGGCTGGCTATAGCGTAGTGTTTAATGTAAAATAATTCAATGACCGCTCATCTGATGGTGGGCGGTCGTTTTTTTGAAAAAATGACTTGACTTTTTGCAACCCATAAATTAAAATGAAGCTGTGGCCAAAAGTGAGGTGAAAAATATGAGCCCACGAACAGGTAGACCTAAAGCAGAAAATCCCAAAAATATTCAGTACAGTGTGCGTTTGGATGATGCTACTGAAGCTTTACTTACTAAGTATTGTACAGAGCATAATATTACAAAAGGAGAAGCAATACGCCGAGGAATTCATTTGCTTTTAGGCATAAAAAAATAAGACATCCGTTGACCCTGAGAAAGTACGCGAATGTCTTATTCCAGACGAGGAGCTATCCTCGTGAAATATTCTATCATGAGATAGCTCCTTTTTCAAGAAAGGGAGATAATTTTATGGAATTACAGACATTTCAGCACGAACAATTTGGAAATTTGAGAATCATGGATGAGGACGGTGTTGTTTGGTTTATTGGTAAAGATGTAGCACAAGCCTTGGGGTATAACAATCAAAGTAAGGCTATTCAACAACACGTTGATGAGGAAGACAAAAAGAAAATTGATATTCGAGCCTCCCAAAATGGGAGAGTCGAGAACAATCTCGTATCTAGAGCCTGGCTCATCAACGAATCCGGCTTATACTCGCTCATCCTCTCGTCTAAGCTCCCAGCGGCGAAGTCATTCAAGCGTTGGGTGACAAGCGAAGTTCTTCCGTCCATCCGCAAGACTGGCAAGTATGAATTTATTCCGCACGGCGAGGACGATGAGCCTATAACCGATGTGACGCAGCTTGAGTTTGACCAGCGCATCCGTATCGCGACAATTATTGCAGGATGCCGCAGGGAACGCCTGCCGATGGTGGCCAAGATTCTCTCGCTTGACCTTGACGAATTTGCACCGCTGCTGCCGCAGAATGCTTCTGATGCGGAACAACTTGCTTATCAGTACATTTCTAGTGTGTATGATGCCATGAAGCGCGATACGCCGATACAGTATTTTTATAACGGTTATGCGAAATGGTGCATGGAGCAGGGAACGACGGCTTTGAATAAAACAGCCCTCGGGAAAGTATTTAAAAAGTATTTCCCTGTGCAGGCAGTCGCCACATCCTACTATGAAGGCGGTCAGCGCATATTTGGTTGCGTCCGCTGCTACCGCAAGATGGGAGGTGCTGCAAAATGACCTACAAAGACCTACCCGCAAGCATTAGAAACCAGGTCGAAGAACTTGAAATCAGTATTGATAATAAGACTCAGTGTCTTGATACGTTGTACGCTTTGTTCCCAGACAAAGAAACGGTTATCACTATGCTGGTTGAAAAGTACGCCGAACAGCGGCAAAAAGAACTTGCTACTGAGGAAGCTCTGCGCAAGGCTGGCTATAATGTAGCAGAGTTGCGTGTTGCTTATTGGAATGCTTAACTAAAGGATATGTGCTCAAAAAAATAAATAGATCCACCACGATTGAAAACCATCGAGTCCCAGCTTGATGGTTTTATTTTTTTTGAAAAAATGACTTGAAGCCGTGAAAAAAAAGCGGTATAATAGAACCACGGAGAAGTGTAGATAAAAGCGGCATTTCGCCTGTCCCTTTCTGTTGCGAAGCGGTGCGTATAAGACTAAGGCGCACCGCTTTATTATATTGTGTATGTAGCGTCTGGCTTTTAGCTGGGCGCTTTTTTTATGCCCGGAAGCCGTAACCTAAGGGACGGGATATCCCTTATTATTCTCAAATCCTCAGCGGTAGTCCGGGCACCAATAAATGACTTGCAATTATTGATGGAGTGAGTTAACATGCTTATAAAGTACCTGCTGCTTGCAGCGCGTGTGTGGGATGGTTGGGATGAATCGAAACATCCGCGTAAGTCTAACGGGCAGTTTAGTGCTGGCGGTAGAACTTCCCAATCACCGCTCAGGCGTGCGGCTGAGGTTGTAAAGCCGAAGCGTAAGAGCAGAAAATCTAGTAAGATTACACCAGCTGAGCGTGAGCGTGTAACTCATGAAATCAGCACATGGTTCCATGGGCGGTTTGATGGTCTGCATAAAAGTTCTATTGCCGTAGGAAATTACGTTTATCTATTTACCATCAATGAGTATGGTGATTATGATATTTATTCTAAAATTTTGCTGAAATGAGGCATATTATGGAAGAACAACTTAGAGAAGCATTAAAAAAAGTTCCTCGCTATTATGAGGATTTTGAGACTGCTGTAGTTTTGCTGTTGGAGGATAACGAGGAAGGCATGCGCGAATTAATAGCGTTTATTGATTCCTCTCCTGAAGCACGAGTTGATGATGTGCTTGATATGGCTGAAGAACTGTCTGATCTTGAGGAGGCTGATGCCGATGAGTGAAAAATCCTCTGGTGGAGCACGTCGTGGCGCAGGTCGTCCGAAGCTGCCGCCTGAACTTAAATCAAAACGCAAGCATTACAACTGGTACGTCACGGAAGAAGAACGGACGTTCCTGCTGGAGCAGCTTGCTGAATATCGAAAAAATCACTAATGTAAACCTCGATCTTAACGGCTCGGGGTTTTCTGTTTCCGGAGGTAATTATGAAAATCATTGATATGCCCATCGGCGATGTGGTTCCGTATAAAAACAATCCACGCCGCAACGATGCAGCCGTGAAGCCGGTTATGGAATCTCTGAAGGAGTTCGGCTGGAAGCAGCCTATTGTTATTGACAAGGACAATGTTATTGTCTGTGGCCATACGCGTCTGCGTGCCGCTAAACGACTTAAGATGAAGACTGTGCCGTGTGTGATGGCGGATGACCTTACGCCGGAGCAGATTAAGGCGTTCCGTCTGGCAGATAATAAAACCGCCGAGTTTGCAAGCTGGGACATGGATATGCTCAACAGCGAGCTGCTCGACATCAAAGGTATAGACATGGGCGACTTTGGTTTTGACATGCCGGAGCCTGAACCGGAGGAGGATGCTTTTGATGTGGATGCAGCGCATGAGGAAGCTGCCAAGAATCCTGTCACTACGCCGGGCACACTTTATCAGCTCGGGAACCATCGCTTATTATGTGGCGATTCAAAAAATCGTACTGATGTAGCACGTTTATTGGGGGGGCAAATGGTTGACATGGTGTTTACTGATCCTCCTTACAATGTCGCTTACCAAGGCGGAACAAAAGATAAGCTCACCATTAAAAACGACTCGATGAGTGAGACTGAATTCAAAAACTTTTTAGATGCAGTGTTTGATAATTATTTTGCAGCGATGAAGCCTGGCGCGTCCTTTTATGTGTGCTACGCTAGTCGCAGTGCGGTCGAATTCCGGCAGGCTATTGTCGATGCCGGTCTGCTGCTGAAGCAGGACCTTGTCTGGTGCAAGAACACATTTACGCTGGGACGGCAGGACTACCAATGGCAGCATGAACCCATCCTTTACGGCTGGAAGCCTGGCGCAAAGCACCGCTTTTTTGGCGGTCGTAAACTGTCGACGGTTATCCCAGACAATTATCCGGTGGAGGTTGGCTACGATGCCGATGGGCATCAGCTCATCCACATCAGCATCGGGCTTAAGACTGTTTGTCTGCGTGCCGACAATGTGGAGGCTGTGGACACAGAAGAGGTTAACAGCGTAATTCATGTTGACAAACCCACGCGCAACGCCGAGCATCCCACTATGAAGCCGATTGCCCTCTGTGCTAAGTGCATCAAGAATAGCTGCCAGCAAGGTGATGCTGTGCTTGATTTGTTTGGTGGCTCCGGCTCCACGCTCATTGCCTGTGAACAAATCAACCGCCAATGCTACAGCATGGAGCTTGATCCTGTGTACTGCGATGTCATCGTTAAGCGTTGGGAGGCTCTCACCGGCAGGAAGGCCGAGGTAATCGGTGGCTCTTAATCCGCAGAACCTGAATCCTGTGCGAAGCGAGGACGAAGCGAGGAGAAAAGGTGCTGCCGGCGGTCGCGCGTCTGGTGAAGCTCGCCGCCGCAAACGTGCCATGCGTGAGGTCCTTGATGACCTGCTGCAGATGCCGCTCAAACGTGGCGAGCTGAAGAATGTTGAGTGCCTGGGTGACCTAATGGGGCCGAACGGCAAAATTAATCTGCTGAACGGTAAAATCAATGTAACCGTGGAGCAGGCTGTGTTGCTTGGTCAGGTCGTGCTTGCTATGCAGGGCAATACCAAGGCAGCGACGTTCTTGCGTGACACTGCAGGGCAGAAAATTCTTAAGGATGCCGAAGAGCAGTCCCAATATGAGGACGATGGCTTTACCGACGCAATCAAACGCAGTGCAAAGGATGTGTGGAAATAATGGGCATCGTTGGCAGGCTGCGTAGTATTATCAAACCTGTTATCAAGTTCTATGAGTTTAGTAAAAAACAAATGCAAATCTTGACGTGGTGGTGTGAGGACTCTCCCTACCACGATTACAATGGCATTATAGCTGACGGCTCCATCCGCGCTGGTAAAACAGTAGCGATGGCCGTCTCTTTTGTTATTTGGGCTATGGATACCTACGATGGCCAGAACTTTGCTATGTGTGGTAAAACCGTAGGCAGCTTCAGGCGTAACGTCTGGAAATGGCTCAAGCCTGTACTGCTGGTGCGTGGCTATCAAGTGGAAGAATCGCGCACGGAGAACCTTATAGTGATAGCTCGCAAGCAAGGCAGCACGATGAAGCTGAATTACTTTTACGTGTTCGGCGGCCGCGACGAGTCCTCGCAGGACCTTATTCAAGGCATTACTTTGGCTGGCCTGTTTTGCGATGAGGTTGCGCTCATGCCGGAGTCGTTCGTCAATCAGGCATCTGGGCGCTGCTCTGTGCCGGGCGCTAAGCTGTGGTTTAACTGTAACCCGGACAGCCCGATGCACTGGTTCCTGCTACGCTGGATTGAGAAGTGCGACGAGAAGCGCTTGCTGCATATCCACTTCTTGATGGACGACAATCCGTCGCTATCCGACGAGGTGCGTGAACGTTACCGGACGATGTATTCCGGTGTGTTCTATCGCCGCTTCATTCTAGGCGAGTGGGTAATGGCGCAGGGCGCTATCTACCGTGATGCGTGGAGTGATGAGCTGCTTTTTGGTGATGACCAGCTGGAGTATTTGCTCAAGAATCTGCACATCATGAAGCGCTCTATCACGATTGACTATGGCACCGTGAACCCGATGGTGTATCTGGACGTGCTCGATGATGGGCGCGACCTGTGGTTTATCCGCGAGTATTATTGGGACAGCCGCGCCGAAGAAAAGGAGAAGGACAACAGCCAGTACGCCGATGACCTGCTTGAGTTCGTGCGTGGCGTGGAGCTGTGGCCGACAAATGTGGTCATAGATCCATCTGCAGCAAGCTTTAAAATTGAGCTGCGTAACCGTGGCTTGCGTGCAAAGGAGACGGTGGAAACAATCAACGCCGACAATGATGTCATTGAGGGCATCCGCAAGGTGAACACGCTGCTAACCCGTCGCCGCATCCATTTTTATTGTGGCTTAGTGCACACGCTGAAGGAGATGCAGTCCTATTGTTGGGACGACAAGGCTCTGCAGCAGTCTGGCAAGGAGAAGCCTATTAAAGTAGCTGACCATGCGCCTGATGCGGTGCGCTACTATGTATCAACAGTCATCAGGCCAAGGAGGATAGCAAATGTCTAAAAGAAAACGCAGGCGCGCCCTGGACAAAGCTCCTGAGCCGCAGCCAATACGCAGCAGGGCGCTTGACGCTTTTAGCAATGTACTGGCTCGTTTGGGCGCTGGCACTCCGAACCTGTTGGAAGGCACGGAGTACAGTCTGCAGCGCATGTCGCGTGATTTTAATACTTTGAATGCTCTCTACCGTGAGAGCTGGATTGTCCGTCGCATCATCGACGTTATCCCGGCGGACATGCTCAAAAACTGGATAACGATTACCAGCGGCCTGGACCCCGATGTAGAGAAGCGGCTCAGTCTTACTCTGCGTCGTACTCAGCTCATTGACAAGCTTAAGCGTGGCATGCAGTGGGGCAGGCTCTACGGTGGCGCTTTGGGCGTGATGCTGGTCAAACACCAAGGCTACGACCTTAGCCAACCGCTGCAGCTTGACTGGATAATGCCTGGGGACTTCGCAGGGCTGCTCATTTTCGACCGGTGGAACGGAGTTAACCCATCCAGCGAACTCATCGAAGATATTAGTGATCCTGATTATGGTTTCCCAAAGTATTACACTGTGACTGATCCTGCCGGTGGTGGCTCTGTAAAGATTCATCATAGCAGGGTAATTCGCTTCACTGGCAATACGCTTCCGTTCTGGGAGGAAATAGCAGAGATGCAGTGGGGCGCGTCTGTCGTTGAGTCAATTTTTGATGAGCTGCGTAAGCGTGACAATGTGAGCTGGAACATTGCGCAGCTAACGTTTATGGCGAATATCCGCGTGCTAAAGATGCAGGACTTAGGTCAGCTTCTGGCGGCAACGGACAACGAGTCGCAGGCTGAGCTGCTGCGAACGCTGGAAGCGCAGAACATGCTGCTGAACAATATGGGCATGCAGGTTATGGATGCTGCAGATGGTCTGGAAACACACCAGTACACGTTCGGCGGTCTTGCTGACTGCTATCAGCAGTTTATCATGGACATCAGCGGCGCTGCTGAAATTCCGGTGACGCGTCTGTTCGGGCGTTCTCCCTCCGGCCTTAACGCTACGGGCGAGAGTGACCTGCAGAACTACTATGACATGATAGCTGAGAAGCAGGAGTCTTATCTGCGTCCTATCTTGAACAAAGTGCTCCCGCCGTTCATCATCTCGACGCTAGGCAGCCTGCCGGACGACTTTGACTTTGAATTTGACCCGGTTGCAGAGCCTACGGATAAAGAGCGCGCCGACCTTGCCAAGTGTGGCACAGATAACGTTGTAGCTGCTTACAATGCTGGGCTTATCTCTCAGCGCACTGCCCTGAAGGAGCTGAAGCAGCAGAGCGAGCGCACCGGTGTCTGGACGAACATCACCGATGAGGACATCGAGCGTGCGTCCGACTCCGTGGAGGAGCCTGGCGAGATGGGTGGCATGTTTGGTGACATGGGCGGTGGGGAGGCTGCTGGTGCTGAACCTCAGCAAAATAAACCGCCTGAATCTGAATAAATAACTTGCAATAATTATATATAAGAGTTAACATGTACACACTAAAAATTGTGGAGGTTAGTATCATGGATAAAACTAAACTTAACCTGGAACGCCTGCGTGCTTATGATGCTGAATGGGAAGAAGATAAGCATCCGCGTGCTGAAAACGGACAGTTCACTTCAGGTAGTGGCAGTGCTGGTGGCGGAACTGAAAGCGGTAGTAAGTACGGCTACAGTCGGTCTGAACAGCATGTTGCCAGTAAAATGGAAGAATGGGGCAATGAGCAAGGAAACATTGCTGCACTTGAAGCTGCCGATGCTTTCCGTGATGCGCGTGAAGATGAAAATGATATGCGTGAAGTCTTGAAATCTGTACGTCAGCATTTAGTCGAAAACGAAGATGACATTCGTGGTTATGATGAAAATCCCAAAAATTTTGACAAGGTTATTGAGCAACTGGATGATATGGAGTCTATGCTCGACGACCAGGATGATTATGAATTTAAGCATGGCGAAATCAAATCTCCACTCCGTCAGGCTGCTGAGGTGATGCAGGGCGGCGCTTCTGGCACAAGTGGCACCCAAAAGTACAATCAAAAAGATTTGCAAAAACTTGCTAACAACTATCTGAATTATCATTTAGGATATAATGAAACTGATGCGATCGCTGACAAGGTTGAAATTGTAAGTGAACCAGATGAGCATGGCAATGTTGATGCTAAAGTCTCTTATGATGTGAGTGTACGCATCCCTTATCAAGAGACTGACTCGGATGGGTACACTTACACTACCTATGAAGAAGATTCCGAGTATCGTACTGATATTATTTCATTGAATATCAGTGAGCTTAAGCCCGAAGAACCAGATTCAAAGAAGAATTAGAGAAATAAAACATGAAAAAATTTAAAATGCCGCGAGTCATTGAGCGCTCTTATGCCAGCGCCATTGACCGCCTGATGCAGGGACTGAAGCGTGAGTTATCTCACGTTGCCAGTCCTTTTTTTATTGCTGACATAATGCGTCGGCTGGCACGTTCCCCGACTTTTATTCGTGCCTGCGACCAAATCGCGCGCTCGATGGCTACGCATCTGTTCCGCGACGGGCATAAGACGTGGCGTGCCGCAGCAGCCGAGGGCAGCAAGGGGCGAATAATTCGCACCGCCCTACAGCGCGAGCTTGCCTCACCACGCGTCACGAAAGTGTACGAGGGTATAATCAGTCGCAACGCTGAATTAATCCGCTCTATGCCGCTCACGCTGGCTGATAGGGTGGCTCATAAGGTTGCTAAAGGTTATGAGCAAGGCTTGCGACCGGAGGCGATGATAGACGATATCCTCAAAGAGTACCCGCACATGACCGAAGCTCATGCAAGGCTCATCGCCCGCACGGAAACGTCTAAAGCCAGCACGGCTCTGACGCAGGTGCGTGCTGCTGATGCAGGGCTTGAGTGGTACGTCTGGCGGACAAGCGAGGACTCTCGTGTGCGTTCTGCTCATGCTCATATGGATGGCGTGATTATCCCTTGGAGCGAAGCTCCGGCGCCGGAGTTACTCAACCATGAGAAGTCGCAGGGGTACTACCATGCGGGAAACATTTATAATTGCCGCTGCTATCCTGAGCCGCTTATAAGGTTTGACCAGGTGGCGTGGCCAGCTAAGGTGTACCGAAACGGCAAAATCGAGCGCATGGGCATAAAACAATTTAAGAAACTATTACCTGGAGGTGAGCTATGAGCAAGGCATATTTTGGCTCACGAATCTCCGACCACATCCTTAAAACGCCAGAAGGCTTTCTGATCTGCAAGGACGTTCCGATTGCTCGTACCGGTACGCAGCAGTATCGAGGCTGCGAGTTTGGCGGTCCGGTCGCTGATGGCATTTATAATGTCCAGCGCCCTGAAGCCGAAGTCTTTGACCGTGCTGCCGTGGCAAGCTTTGAGGGGAAGCCTGTATGCGATGAGCATCCGGAGGAAGATGTAACTCCAGATAACTATGGGCGGTACATGAAAGGCGTGTGCCGTGATGTGCGTCGAGGCGATGGCGATTTGAGTAATTGCCTGGTCGCCGATTTGGTTATTTACGATGCTGACCTTATCAATAAGATTGAGGCTGGCAAACGCGAGATATCTTGCGGCTATGACTGCTTGTGGAATCCGACGAGTGACTCCAGCTATGACCAGCTGGAAATCCGCGGTAACCATGTAGCGGTTGTTGATAGAGGCAGGGCGGGGCACAAGATTGCCATCCGTGACACTGCCGACGATGAAAAAGGAGGTAAAAAAATGTCTAAATCTTTGATTGGACGTATCCTGCGAGCGCTGGCTCGCGACGAATCTACTACACCGGAGGACATGGAGGCTGCTGCAAAGCTTGCAGGTAGCTCTGACGCTGAGCCGCGTCCTCAGCCTGCGCCAGCTCCTTTAACACCAGCGCCTGCTGCTCCAGCAGCTCCCTCAACACCTGCAACACCTGCGCCTGCTGCTGTGCCGCAGCCTGAAAATAAACCTGCTGCTATGGACGAGGCTACTGAAGCACGCTTCAAGAAAATTGAGGACGCACTGGAAGCTATCAGCTCTAAGCTGAATCCTGCGCAGCCTGCTGCTGAACCTAAAAAGGACGCTCTTGATGCTCTGGAGGAAGAGCTCCAAAACAAAGCACCCGCTGCTGCTCCTGCCGGTGACGAGGACGATGTAATCGAGCCGCCTGAAGATATCAATGCTCAGGATGCAGCGCCGGAAGAAGATGTTGAGGGCGAGTGTGCACCTAATGCTAAGGAAGCACGTGACGCAGCTATGGCGTTAATTAAAAACTTGAAGCCTGCTGTTGCAGCTATCCCCAATGAGGCACAGCGCAAACGTGCGGCTGACTCTCTGGCTATCCTCATCAAAGGCTCTATGCAGCAGGATGCTCAATATGGCGAGCTGATGCAGATGCGTCGTCGTTCTGTTGCGCAAGACAGCAAGCCTGATGATTATGCTCTGGGGCGTGAGATTGCTAAAAAATATAATCCCCATTATAAAAATCGCTAAGGAGGCAAAATAATATGAGTGGTAAAGCAATTGGTATCTCTATGAATTTTGGCTATCCCGGTAACTACGCCCGCACTCCGGACGATATCGTGGCCAGCCGTCTGTTAAATGAGGAAAGCGAAGCTATCCCATTTGGTGCCGCTGTCTGCATTAAAGACGATAATACTTACGCTGCTGTTGGTGCTGCAACTACTGCTGCTGATGTGTGTGGCATTGCGCTGCGTGTTGTTAAGCAGGCAGTGTCTTATGCAGAGCAAAACAAAACCGAGTATCAGCCCGGTCAGTATATGTCTGTCCTGGAACGCGGCGCTGCTACTGTTGTATGTAATGTTGGCACTCCGAAAGCTAACGGTAAAGTTTACGTGCGCGTTAAAGCTAATACTTCTATTGCGAATGGCGTAATTGGTGGTTTTGAAGCTGCTGCTGACAGCACTAACACCATTGAAATTCCGAATATGCGCTGGACTAGCGGCGCAATGGATGCGAATCGTGTCTGCGAAGTTACTCTGCTGACTCGTGCTTCTGCGTAATATAAGGAGGTATAAATAATATGGCAACTGGAAAATTTGGCTTTTATAGCCCGGACGCTGGTATGCGTAATCTGGGTAATTTGGCCATGCAGAATGGTGGTCGTAAAAGATTCCGCGGCTCTGCATGGGATGCTGCTGCCAGCTCTGGCATGGCGTATATTACAGGCGAACTTGAAAAGGTTGATCCTAAGCTGCGCGAACCGCTGACCAGCGTAACCTGGCAGCGCGATATTGTCGCCAAGACTGGCGGCGGCTGGGTAGAATTCACTTCTACTTTTGATGTTGACTATGCTACTTCCGGTGCAAACGCTAACAGTATCACTGCTCCCGGTGCTACTACTATCCCTGTAATGCAGGTCAACACCAGCAAGAACATGTTCAAGGTGTCCACCTGGATGCACGCTATGCAGGTACCGTTTATTGACCAGGCGAAGATGAAGCAGATTGGCCGGAATCTGGAAGATTTGCTGGATAAGGGCGTTAAACTTAACTACAACAAAACTCTTGACCTCAATGTCTACAACGGCTTCAAGGAGGCAGGTACTACTGGCTTGCTGAATGACCCGAATGTTGTTACCTACACTGTGGGTAATGGTGCAAATGGCACTCCCGCATGGAACACTAAAACCGCGGATGAGATCCTGCATGACATTAACAATGCGCTGGTGGATGCGTGGGCTGCATCCGAGTACGACATGAAAGGCATGCCGAATCATATTCTGATTCCGCCGAAGCAGTATGCTTACATCACCATGCAGAAGGTTTCCGACGCTGGCAACATCTCCATTATGGAGTATCTGATGCAGAACAATATTGCTAAAGAGCAGGGCGGCTCTATCACCATTGAGCCTTGCCGTTGGTGCATCAAGGCCGGCACCGGTCAAAAAGACCTCATGATGGTTTACGTCAACGACGAGGATATGGTCAACTTTGATTTGACTGTGCCTATCACCCGCGCGTATACTCAACCGTCTGTTGAGCGTGCCGCTATCCTGACTTTGTTTGCAGCGCAAATCGGCCAGGTTAAATTCATGTATTACCAACCTGTCGCATACCACATCGGTATCTGATTAGGCAATATTCTAGCCAGGCGTTTATCGTCTGGCTTTTTTATTTGAGGAGGACAATCAATGGTTATTTTAACTAAAAAACGCTTTGGCTTTGTGAAGCAGGACGGTACTGAACGCATTGATGCGGAACGCTTTTTGACTAAGGGTGGCATGGAAATTGAGGATGCTCCAGATTGGATTGCAACTGATCCGCTGTATGCGCTGGCCGTTGAATCTGGCGACCTTGTGCCGGTCAATGGTAAAACTCCGAAGGCTGAGGCAGAAGCTGTTGCCAAAGCCAAGCAAAGCAAAGCGGAGAATAAAAGCGAGTAAGGAGGTGCATTATGTACCATCCGCTGATTGCTCAGGCGAGCAATATCAAAACGCAGGAGAATCCTCCCTACACCAAGGAGGACTTCCTGGCATTCTATCCACAGTTTGCTGAACCGCTGCCGGAAATAGTGCTGGACAGCTTTGTAGAGCTTGGTCAGGCGTGTGTAAGCGAGCAGCGCTATGGCAAGATGTGGAGGATGGCCATCGGACTATTCATCGCCCATATGTGCACCCTTTACATGCAGTCTGCTGCAGACCCGGGGGCACCTGCTGCTGATATCCTTTCCGCAGCTCAGGCCGCTGGTGTTGTTACGAGTGAGTCTGCTGATGGCGTGTCCTACAGTATGGATACATCAGCCCTGTCACAGGACCTTGCAGGTTGGGCGGCGTTTCGGTTAACTGCGTTTGGCGTGCAGTTTGCCACTCTGGCGCGCTTTGCTGGCAAGGGAGGCATGTATGTATGGTAAGCATAAATACATCGCACAGAACGGCCAACGGCGGCCTGCAGGGGCTTATGGACAGAGTGCAAGCTTTGAGCATCAAGAAGCTATATGTGGGTATCCCACAGGAGAAAACTGCTCGCGGCGATGAGCCTATCAATAATGCGAGCCTGCTGTACATCCATACTCATGGCATCCGGCGCAAGTCCATGCGTGAGGAAATGCAGGGCTATATGGATCAGGGTATGAAGTACAGTCTTGCTTATCAGCTCTACGTTCAGACACACGGCTCGCCGCTTTGGCATGCACCGCCACGTCCTGTTATTGAACCGGCCATCGCCAAGCACCACCGTGAGATTGCAGAAGAATACGCTAAGGCTGTAAAGGCTGCTATGACTGGCGATGGAAGCAGGGCGGATGCTTTTATCAAACGCACAGGCCTGCTGGCGCAGAACATCTGCCGCAAATGGTTTACGGATGCCGAGAATGGCTGGCCGCCTAACTCCCCGAAAACCATAGATAAAAAGACCAAGGGCAAGGGCGGCAAAACCAATCCGCTTATTGATACCGGTGCCTTGCGTAAGGCTATTGTTTATGTGGTAAGGAGTGATTGACGTGGTTAATGTTGGCAGAGTGGTGCGTAGCAAGCGTTTAGGCTGCCAGCGCATTACTGTCAAACGCTACGCTGCGAGCTGGCACGATGGAGCGTATGGCCGAGATGCAGACAATCCTATTGTGCTGCAGGTGGCGGCGATTGTTACCGTTGCCCAGCCCAAAGATTTGCAGTTATTGCCCGAAGGTGACCGCGTTACCGGGGCAATGAAGTTTTTGACGAATGTTGAGCTGCACGCGACCAATGGTGAAGCTATCAGCGATGAGCTTGAATGGCGCGGAGCACGCTACAAAATCCTCACAGTTACGCCTGATATTGATTATGGCTTCTACCGTTCTATCGGGACGCGATTGGATGGTGACGGTGTTGGTTAAGAACATTGCTGAATTTGAATCTTTAATGTGGGCAGAGCTGATGGATATCCTCGGGCATGATGCTAAGACAATACCGCCGCCTGTACGCCGCTCTTGGCCAACGGACGGAGGCCCCGACTGGAAGCTTACAGACAACGTGGTCTTTATGCAGTGTACCGAGGCGGCCGAGGACATCATGCAGCCGATTGATGAGCGTTGGCAGTCTGAAGGACGTGATTTTTTGCGTGAGAGTGCAAGCACACGTACCATCCAGCTACGCCTGAATGCTTATGGGCCTGCCTGCTATGAATCGCTTTTGCAAATTCGCCTTGAGCTGCTGCGTGGTCGTCCGAAGCTCAAAAAACAAAAAATCTATATTATTCCTGGCAAGGATTCCATCCAATATGCGCCTGAACTATTTCAGGGGCGTTGGTGGAAGCGCGCCGATTTGACTTTATATTTTAATGTACTAATCAGCATTAAATCTATCGTGAAAGCGATTGAAGAAGTCAACGTTACGATTAAAGCAAACGAGCCTGGTACGAGTGATGTTATCCTTGAGCCAGGCGAAATTATTATTAAGAAAGGGTGATTTAGTTGGCTTATAAATTGGACTTATCTCCGATTGTCGACGTGGTTATCAACCTGTCTGCTAAGGCTGCTGCTCGTAAGGGCTTTAACCTTGGCCTGATTATTGGCAAGTCTGAGGTTATTCCGGCGAATGAAAGGGTACGTATTTATACAAGCGCTGCTCAAATGCTGACTGACGGTTTTGTGGAAACGTCTGCAGAATATAAGGCTGCTCAGCTCTATTTTGCTGCTACGACCAGCCCTCGTAAGCTGGCGGTGGGCGTAAAGCTGGTAGAAGACGAGAATTTAACTGCTACGCTGGAGGCTTGCCGTGCTGCTAACTCTCAGTGGTGGCCATTTAGCTATCTGGGCGCAGAAGATGTTGATATCAAAGACTGTGCAGCTTGGTGCGAGAGCGCTGTGCCTGACAGCGTCTACATGTATACGACTGCTGATAAAAGCGTACTTGACGCATCTGGCGATGCAAAGAGCATTTTTAAGGCTTTGCAGGATAAAAACTACCGTCGCAGCTTTGGTCAGTATTGTGGTGACACGGATACTCCCGATGCTGTTGCAGCTACTATGGGCTACGCGATGGGTGCTAACCGTGGTCTTGCCGGTGATGCGTTTACGCTGGCGTATAAAACTCTGCCCGGCGTAAAAACAGATGACCTGTCTGAATCTCAGGTAACCCATGTGTGTGGTAGCTCTGAATCTACAGGCCATAACGGTAACGTATATATTACCCGTGGCGAGGAATACGATGTTTTGCAGCAGGGCTATATGGCTGATGGCACGAGCTTTGATGAAGTGCTGTATCTTGATATGCTGCGTAATGACATTACTCTTAATGTCATGGACCTGCTGTATCAGCGCCGCAAATTGCCGCAGACTGAAGCTGGCGTTACCAGCATTATTAATGTTATCAATGATGCTTGCCGTAAGTATGTAAAGTTAGGCTTTATCGCTCCGGGCAAGTGGAACGGTGCCGAGTGCCTGAATCTGCAGACAGGTGATTACCTGCCTGATGGCTATCTGGTGCAGAGCGTGCCTATTGACGAACAGTCTCAGGCTGACCGAGACAAGCGCAAGGCTCCACCGATTTATGTATGTTGCAAGCTGGCTGGTGCAATCGAATTTGTTACCATCCAGGTTAATGTTAACCGCTGAGGAGGCTATCTGAATGGAATTAACTACTTACAGTTTTGCTGATCTGGCTGGCTCTATTAACCATCCGACGTTTGGCTCTTATCTGTTTGATGGTACTGGCGCTGGTTCTGTAACCGTTGCTAAGGCCACCGACCGCACTGCTCATGATATTGCTGCAGATGGCTCAGTAATGGTATCTAAGATTGCGGGCAATAATGGCACCGTAACCATTGAATGTCAACAGACCTCTGCTATCCATAAATGGCTGAGCGCCTGGTTTAATGCGTTGTGGCAGCTGCCTACAAGTGAATGGGCAAGCACCAGCATGACGCTGCGTAATACCGCGACAGGTACACGCCATATTATCTCCGGCATCTCGCCGCAGAAGGAGCCGGACACTCCCTATCAGAGCCAAGGCCAGCGAGTCTCTTGGACGCTGATGTGTGCTGAGATTACTAATCTGCCGATTTGACGATGGAGGTCTGAATCATGCTAAAACAAAAAACACAAGTTGTGGAGGTGGCTGGCAAATCCTACCAGCTCACTAAGATGGACGCTCGCACAGGCAGCTATGTTGCTTTTAAAGTTGCGGGCGTGCTGGCTCCCTCGGGCGGCAAAACAGCCGAGATGGCTGCTGCTCTCATGGGTATGCCACGTAAGGATTTTGATGAGCTGCAATCTTTGCTGCTGCGCACTGTTAATCGTTTGATTGATAACGGTAATGGTCAGCAGCTCCCCGAACCTGTCCTGACGGCTAAGGGAGATTTTGTTGATGAGGCTCTGGCGTATGATGCTGCCAGCGTTATCCAGCTGACTGTTCATGCGCTGATTTTTAACGTCGGAGGTTTTTTCGCCGCAGCCGGGTTGAAGCTCCCGGCAGAATTGACGGGACAACCTACGAGCCGATGAGCTATCCGACGCTTGATGCTTTCGCCTTTGCTCCTGTTGCGGCAGGGCTTTGGCGGCAGCACGAGCTGTGTGATGGCACGTATGATTTTGATGATTTGCTGGACGCTCACGAACTGTTGGCGGTCAAGGCAGAAAACGCACGGCGGATGCAGGAAGCCATGAGAAAGGAGTAGGCTGATGAGCAATATCTTAGAAGAATATCTTGTGCGCATTGGCGCGGAAGTCGACAAGGACGCTTTTGCCGGAGCTGCGCAAGCTATCAGCAAGTTATCCGGTATGCTCGGGAAGCTGGGTACTATCCTTAAATATGGCGGTATTTTTGTAGGCCTTGCTAAAGTTACGGAAGCTGTCATTGATAACATCAAGGCTGTGGCCAGCGCCGATTTGGAATACCAAAAGCTGGCGCAATCAATGTGGGTGACAAAAGACACAGCTAAAACCTTGAGTGTGGCCCTGAAGACCATGGGCGCTTCGCAGGAAGATGTGGCATGGGTGCCGGAGCTGCGTGAGCAGTTTTTCCGTCTGCGTCAGGAGATGGCAGAGCTGTCTACTCCTGCAGATGCTGACGGACAGTTAGCCTGGATCCGTGAGATTGGTTATGACGTGCAGTCTTTGCAGCTCAAATTAAAAATGTTTAAGGAATGGGTGGTCTATTACCTTATCAAAGAGCTGCAGCCCTACATCAAAGAGTTTCAGGATTTTATCCGTTGGCTGAATGATAAATTTGGCAAGAGCTTGCCTACACTGGCGCGTAAGGTGGCCAGTGTGTTGGCGAGTGTGGTGCGTGTAGCAATGTCGCTGGTCAAGGCTCTCAAATGGGTGTTTGAAGGCATTTATAATTTTATTGACGCGCTGCCAAGTAAAACAAAGGCTTTAGTGGCTATATTTGCTGTTGTCGGTGCTGCCATCATGGCAGGGCCGTTTGGCTTGATGATGATGGCCATCGGCACTGCACTCATCATGCTGGAGGATTTCTTTGGTTATCTTGAGGGGCGCGAGAGTAGCAATACATTAAAGCCGCTCTGGAAATGGCTTACTGATGAGAATAATCCATTGCGCCGCCTGCTTGAAAAGCTTAAGGAAGGCATTGCGTTTATCCTTGCCAAGCTTACAGAGCTGTTTGAGAAAGTCTTTACCGAAGAACGTCAGGAGAAGCTCAAAAAGACGGTAGCTAATATTGCTAAGGGCGTTGCTGAAATTGCCGAAGGTCTGGCCACGATTGTTGAGAGTATTTTTGGCAAAAAGTATCCTGTTGTGAAGAAATTCTGGGACTTCTTTTTGCTGGCTGTTGGCAAGGTAGTAGATAAGGTGCTCGCATTGACAAATAGGATGGGACATCTTATGCAAGCCTTAGGTAAAGCTATGCAGGGCGATTTTGCTGGTGCTAAAAAAGAATTGCAGCTAGGCTCAGCGGCTGAAGGTGCAGACAGCGAACGTGCTCAATACATCCGCGACAAGCTGATGTCATTAGGTTGGTCTAAGGCTGCCGCGTCCGGTATTGTAGGCAACTTGGTACAAGAATCCGGTTTGCGTACAGACGCTGTCGGTGATGATGGTACGTCTGGTGGCATAGCTCAATGGCACAATGAACGCTGGGATGCGCTCAAACGCTATGCTGCTGCTCGTGGCAAGGAATGGACCGACCTTGATACTCAAATTGCCTATCTTGACCATGAACTGCGCACGAACGAGAGTGAAGCAGGCGACAAATTGCGTAATGTAGAAGATGCTGCCGAAGGTGCGAGTGTGTTTATGCATGAGTTTGAGCGTCCTGACATTTTTTCTGCGAACGAGGACGACCGTGCTGCCAACGCTATGGTTATCTATAACAAAGATAAAGAATCTGCCGAAAACGCTGCTCATGGTGACGGCGGGTATGACAGCCTTGTTGCTCCTACGAGCTATGCTGCAGGTTTTGCTGCAGGTGGTACTGCCGGTCTTATGCCAATGGCGAAAAGTACGGCAAATTATAACGGTGGAGTTATAAATGTTGGCGGCATCGTGGTTAATTGTGGGAACGTAAGTGATCCGCAGGGCGTGGCTAAGGCTGTGGAAGGAACGATGGAAGATTTTGCCCAGCGTCTGGCAGCGCATAACGGAGGGACGGTGTTTGTATGATTGATTTACCTAAAATCTCTTTACAAAAGGAACTTCCGGGCGTGCTCAAAGGCACAGGCGTAAGTACAGGTACAGTGAATACGCTGAGCGGATTATATGCTGCAGGTTCACTTGTGTCAAAGGTGTTTGCTGTCGGGCAAAGCATTGCTTCAGGAAATCCGAAGAATTTGTTTGACCAGAGAAATGCTTATGTTCCGTCTAAATGGGGGAGCGGTCTAGGCATTCAGCAGACGCTGATGGTTAAGACAAATATTGGCGGCTTCTTTTTCGATGCTGTGTTTAGCGTTGATACTGAGCATAGTCTTACTGTTACACAGCACCCTGTGCAGACTGGTGCCAACATCAGTGACCATGCTTTTGTAAATCCTGTCCGCATCAGTATGCAGGTAGGTGTGTCTGATGCAATGGGTTACAGGTATGGCTTTGTGTATGAGGGTGCCGGCGTATATAAATCTGTGCAGGCTTACCGTATGCTCTGCAAGCTGCAGGAGCTGCGTATACCTATGGATGTTGTTACGCGCCTGAACACGTATCCGAACATGCTCATTGAGAGCATTGATGTAAGCGATGACGTGTCGACGCTCTGCGCTCTCAAAGCTACGGTTAATCTCGTGCAGGTGCTGGTGGTTAATGTTGGGACAGAGAAAGTATCAGCGCGTCAGTGGACTACAGGTGCACAGCGCAAATCGCAGGAAGTGCAGCCTAAAGGCGACAATAGTACTATCGCTCGCAAAATGGAAAAAGCTTCTGAGCTGGAGGTGAAGTGGTAATGAGCTATTATGAAATACCATTGACTACCACGCCTTTCGACCAGAAGACTTTTAAGCTGACGCTGGATAGCGAGCGTAACATCAACATCCTGCTGAAGCTACGCTATTATGATTTGTACGAGTTGTGGGTGGCTGATGTCTGCGACAATAGCACAGGCGAAGAGTTGATTACAGGCATGCCGCTCGTTCCTGGCATTGATTTGTTAGGTCAGTACGCTTACCTGAATATTGGCAGTGCTCAAATCGTGGCTGCTGGTCCTACCACGCAGGAGCAGCCTGATAATGAGACATTAGGCTCAGCCTGGGTGCTTTTGTGGGGTGATGGCTCATGAGCAGTTATCTGTGGATGCGCAAGTGGAAAATCCTCGTAGTTGATGCTCAGGACAAAGAGGCCTTGAACGTGTCTGACCTGCATGTGAAGTTTACGGTCAAAAAATCTCGGGAAATAAACAATTACTCAACTGTGGAGATTTACAATCTTACTGCTGCAACAGAGCAGAAAATCCTTAAAGAGGGCGATCGCATCATTATTGAGGCCGGTTATGAAGGCTACTTGACTACATCTGCAGATGGGACGATACAAGAAATCAAAGACTCCGAAGGTAATACCAAAGAGAAGCAGTACGGCGTTATTTTCGACGGAAAAATTATTTATCCGTCCCGGCGCAAGGAGAATAATACGGACTACGTGCTGTCGCTCCTATGCGTAGACGGAGCTAATGTCCTGGGGAAAAATTTTATTGCCAAAACTTTAAACAAGGGCGTAAACCAACGTCAGATTTTGGATGCGGTCTGCGAAAAGTCAAAAACTAAAATACCTACGAATAGTATTACTCAGGGCCTGTCCGGGCAAAAGCTGCCGCGGGGTAAGGTTATTTTTGGCGAACCTAAAGATTATATATCCGATATTGCCCGCGGCAACGGGGCCAGCTATTGGGTGAATGATGGCAAGCTGAACATGATAAAGCTTGCTGACGCTGCCAAGGATGAAGCCATCGTGCAAACGCCTACGACCGGTCTTGTCGGTATGCCGACGCAGACACAGTACGGTGCAAATTTTAAGCTGCTGCTGAATCCCGCTGTGCATATGTGGTCTTTGGTGCAATTAAAAAACAGTGAGATTGCGGAAGCGCAGGTTACTCCAGGTCAGGCGCAGATGCCGCTTGATAAAGAGTGGATCTATCAAGTTATTGAGCTGACACATACTGGTGATACTATGGGTAATGATTGGTATACATCATGTACGGCTGTATCGCGCTATGGTAAGGGCGTTCTGCCTGCTCTCATGGCCAACAATGCACAGAATCCGAACGGAGTGTGATTTTATGATTGATTTAAATTTGCGTACGCCGAACGTCGAACGTCAGGGCGAACTTGACGCTCGTGCCGCTGCAATCAAGACGCGCGTGTGCATGCCTGGCATTATCCAAAACTTTGATGCTGCTAGTCAAACGGTAACGGTGCAGCCAGCATTGCGGGAAAAAATGCTTGTAGACGGCGATGAATCTTGGGTGGATATACCTTTGCTGGTTGACGTGCCTATTGTCGTGCCACGCGCCGGAGGTTATGCGCTGACGCTGCCGATACAGGCAGGTGATGAGTGTTTGGTGGTCTTTGGCGATATGTGCATGGATGGCTGGTGGCAGAGCGGCGGCGTGCAGAACCAAGTAGAGTGTCGCAGGCATGACCTGTCTGATGGCTTTGCTATTATCGGCGTGTGGTCGCAGCCTAGAGTAATCCCCGGCTACAGCACAGGCTCTGCTCAGTTGCGTAATGATGCAGGCAGTGCTTACGTAGAGCTTGCCGGAGATACGATTAACATCGTAGGCGGTACGGTAAACATTAAAGCAGGGCGGGTGAACATCAATGAGTAGTGCAACACGTTTAGGCGATTTGGATACTGGTCATGATGCCTGTGCTCCGACAGTTCTTGCGACTGGAAGTCCGAATGTGTTTATTAACGGCCGCGCTGCAGGACGCGTGGGCGATAGCTATGCACCTCATGGCTGCATTAACCACCCGACGCATAGCGGCGTCATCGCCAGCGGCAGCAGCTCCGTATACATCAACGGCAAGGCTGCAGGGCGCATTGGTGATCCCGTGAGCTGTGGCGGCACTGTGGCCGAAGGCAGCAGTAATGTGTTTATTGGAGGCTGATATGCAGGTTAGACGTTTAGACGATAATTGGGATTACTGCTTTGGTCGTGGCTCTCAAAATTACATCAGCGGCGTTGAAGCTGTCGGGCAGGCGATAAAGCAACGCCTGCTCTTGCTTTATGCTGAATGGTGGGAAGATTTAAAAGATGGGCTGCCGTTGTGGGAGCAGATTTTAGGCACATCTGGCAATGATGAAAACAGGCAGGCCGTTGACATTATTATCCGTGACCGTATAAGTGGCACGGAAGGCGTGCAGTCTGTCACGTCTTTTGAATCAAGCTACGAACGCAGACATTATAAATTTACGGCAACTGTAGAGACTATCTATGGCTCGTTGACTATTAGTAGTGAGGAGGTGCAGATGTGACGTATTTTAAACCTTATGTTGATAGTACGGGACTGCATATCCCTACCTACAACGATATTTTAGAGGATATGATTGCTGCAATGAAGCAAATCTATGGCGATGATATCTATCTGGACAACAGCTCGCCTGATTATCAGCTGTTGTCCATTTTTGCTCTCAAGCAAAGCGATACGCTGCAGGCTATGGCGTATGCCTACAACGCACGCTCTCCTGAGACTGCTATCGGCACGTCACTTGACAGCGTGGTAAAGCTGAACGGTATTAAGCGTAAGGCTGCCAGTCAGAGCACGTGTCAGGTAAAAATCACCGGCACGCCATTTACACAAATCGTTAACGGTGCTGTGCGTGACCGCGCTGGCCTGACGTGGGATTTGCCATCTAGCGTGGTTATTGACTCTAGCGGAACGACTTACACTGTTGCGACCTGCCGCACGGCCGGAGCTGTGAGCGCTCTGGCTGGCGATATTAGCCAGATTGAAACGCCGACTTACGGCTGGGTGTCTGTAACGAATGAAGTTGCTGCTGTGCTGGGTAATGCGCAGGAGACCGATGCGCAGCTGCGTGAACGCCAGACTATCAGCACTGCGAATCCGTCGCAGACTATGCTGGACGGAACGAAGGGCGCGATTGCTGCTCTAAAAAATGTTTCCCGCTACGCTGTGTACGAGAACGATACCAACGTTAGCTCTGTAACGGATGATAATCCGTATGGACTGCCAGCTCACTCCGTGACCTGTGTGGTCGAGGGAGGGACGGATGAGGATGTGGCGGAAGCAATTTTTTTACACAAGGGCATAGGGTGTTATACCAATGGTGATGTAGTTGTAGAATATACGGATCAGAACGATTATATAAATCGTGTGCGATTTTTCCGCCCTGTCTACAAAGATATTTTTGTTAAGGTCGTAATCAAAAAATATACAGGCTATATATCCACTATGACTGTCAAAGTCCGTGAAGCTGTTTATAATTATCTGGCCGCGTTGACGATTGGCAGTGACGTGTCTGCGTCGGTGCTGAGCAACATCATTACTGATTGTAATCCCTCACTCACCAAGCCTATCTTTGGCATTAAAGAACTGAAGCTGGGGCTTAGCAAATCGTCTATGGCAGCGCAGGACATTGATATCGGCTTTAAGGAAATTCCGAATCCTGCGTATGCGAACATTGAGGTGACACTGGAATGATGCAGGATCTTGATTATTATAAGCGCCTGGTTACGAGCGAATATCGCCACAGCCCACGCTTTACGGCGATGGTACAGAAGCTGCTTAGCTATGGTCTGGGAATTGACGACAGCATAAATAATATGATTGTGGCGTTTGAGGTGGACAATGCTAGTACAGCGCAGCTGGATATTTTAGGGCAGATTGTTGGCGTAAGCCGCCAACTGAAATTCGAGCCGTCTGCTGCTGCCATTGGTGAGGTTATTTGTCCATCGCCTGCCGAAATAGCAAGCGGTGAGGTCTATCCGATAATATACACGCCTGCGCCTGACAAACTGGAAAGCACTCCCATGCTCACAGGTTATCCGCCGGCAGAAATGGGCGAGGGTAATCTGCTGGATGACGAAGTTTTCCGGTTGATGATTAAGGCCCGCATTATCCAGAATACCTGGAAAGGCACCATCGGTGAGCTGTACGATTTGTGGGACGCTGTCATAGGCGCTAATAAAAAACTGTCCATTGAGGACTTGCAGGATATGAGCTACAACATTGTGCTGCAGGGTGACTACACGCAACTTGAGGAAGAACTCATCATCCATGCTTATGTTATCCCAAAGCCGGAAGGCGTGCGTATCAATGTGCTGACGTTTGTATCAACAGACGGCTTGCCTTTGTTTAGTTATGATTATAATACTATGCGTTACAGTGGCTATGAGAGCCATTGGGCGGAAGCAGAAAAGGGGAATTGATAAATGGCTAGTAGTAATTTTAAGGTTTTCGCGGAATCTGTGGCAGCGCTGAATGTTGTGAGCGACGCAGAGTATGCTACGGATACACAGCGCATTAACGGCGTTGTGCCCGGTCTTGCTTCGGCGGCGCTGCATAACAAATTATACAAGCAGGCCACGATTATGGCTGCTGCGCTGGCGCAGGTGCTCGTGGAACAGGGGCAGGACGCTCTGGATAGTGATTATGCTGCGCTTGTGGCAAGCATTAAAAAATCTTTGGTGTTATCGCTGAACGGGGAGAAGCCCGATAAAAATGGCAACATCCAGAAAAATTTTGTTTACAGTGTTGAGGGCAAAAAACCGGACAGCAGCGGCAACGTGTCTTTGAACATCGATTATCTCAACGCTATGAGCTTTGTCGGCTCTGTGATAATCACCCGCGATAACATCAATCCCGGCACGAAGATTGGCGGCACGTGGCAGCTGCTTCAAAGCGGCCGCTATATCCGCACTGCTGGCGCAGGTTATCCCGGCGGAACGATGGGTGGCAGTGATGGATTTACGTTGGGCGTGAACAATCTGCCTGCGCATAGCCACGATGCTACAATTTATGGCGTGACCAATTTTGAAGGCTCGTTTATTGGAGCTAACCAAGTAGGCTTAGATGGTGGCAAAACTACAGGCTGTTTTAAGCGCACAGGCGAATGGGCTGGCACATGTGCGCATAAAGGGGATGCCCGTGAGGTAATAAAATTTTCTGGCAACCATACGCATCAAATAACCATCAAATCTACCGGTAACGGAGAAAAAGTAACCTTCGAGCCGGCTTATCTGTGTTTATACTTTTGGGTGCGTACTGCGTGAGGTGAAGTAAATGAGTAATGCAAGAATACAGTTTAGCCTGGCGAGTGAGGAAGTGTGGAACGCATATAATCCTCAATTAAAAGAAGGCGAAATCGTCACTGTTTTAAAGGCTAATAAAAAAGTTAAATTGGTGCAGGGCAAGGTCGGCGGCTCAACGTACAGTGAGAGCACTGTGATTTGGGACGAGGACATCGCAGAAACAACCATGAGCCGTGCGGAGGCAGCTGCTGTCACTGCTACAGCACAGGCAGCAGCAGCCAGTGGTAGTGCGTCAAAAGCTGCTGCATCTCAAGCAGCTGCAGCAACGTCTGCAACGAATGCTAAGGCAAGTGAGAACGCTGCCAAAACTAGCGAGACAAATGCTAAAACATATGAGATTGCTGCTGGTAAATCTTCCACGTCTGCTGCATCTGCTGCGTCCACAGCAAGCACGCAGGCTGGTAAGGCTGCTGACAGTGCGGTTGCCGCTGCTGGAAGTGCTGCGCAGGCTGGTACGTTTGCAACAACGGCGACAAACAAAGCTGCTGCTGCCGACAAGAGCGCTGCTGCTGCCGACAAGAGCGAAAGTAGCGCAAAGACTTATATGGATATGACAAAAGACCTTAGCGAAAATGTTAATGTGTTTGTTCCATCAGTTGATGCTGACGGAACTTTGACATGGACGAACAAAGCGGGATTAGCTAATCCCGCCGCAGTCAACATCAAGGGCGAAAAAGGCGACAAGGGCGACCCTGGCCCGCAAGGGCCGAAAGGCGATGGAGCAATTACTGTTGATAAGGAACTTAGTGCTACTTCTGTGAATCCCGTCCAAAATAAGATTATTAAAGTAGCTATCGATAATGTTGCTGATAGTATCCCTAAGACTTCCGTAGAAAACACTTGGACAGCGCAACAGACGTTAAACTTTTTGTCGGTATATTACGAAAAGTATCCTATATACATCGTAACAGGTACGAATGATACGCCGATTATATCTGCAATGATGTATAAGGCAACTAATAATTTCACACTTGATTTAGGTGCTTTGGCAATGAAAGTTGATAAGTCACAAATCTCTGTATTTAGTGCGTACTTTACAGCGGATGCAGACTATGCATTGACTATCACTAACTGTGGAACTGTTAAGTATATAGGGTCTGCATCTGATGTAGCTATTACAAGCTCCGGTTTGCTTTTAAACATTATGATGGTAAAAGATGCCAGCAATAATCTGACCAGCATCGTGCAAGCTAATAAGTTATCGTAGAGGTGGTAATATGGGCTTAAACAGAATGATGATGAAAAATGGTGAGGTAAAGGTTGAAGATGGTAGCAAGTATTGGACTTGGAATGACGCAAATAATAAAACAATTTCTTTTACTGTTCCACCGGGGATTAAGAGAATCAAAGTAACATCGTCTATTGATGGGGGTGAGGGTGACCCCGATGTATCCAACTATGCTAACATAAAGAATACATCAACCAATAAAGTTTGGGGTGAGGGTTGGTTTTATACTACCTCTGAGGGTGAAGTCGACGATGCCGCAGATATTGATTCCATTGTAGGCGTAACGCCAAACAAAACTTATACATTGCTGTTTAATTGCTATTACACAAGTGGCGTAACTTTTTCATGGGGTAAAGCAATAAATGACATGAAACCTACAGTTGAAGATTATTAAACAAGGGAGGAACACAATGCAAACAACCTATAAATACAAAGACAAAACTTACTCTAATGTTTACCCACTTTCAGAAGCCTTAGGTAAAGAAGGTATCTTTATCCCCCTGTCTATCTCTGAAGATGCCCTTAAAGACTTAGGGGTCGAAGTGACACACGAGGAAGAGCCTTTAGAAGTTATTAAGCAACGTAAGATTGCGGAGCTTAAAGCAGAGCGTGACGAAGCAGAGGTTACTCCCATTGAATACAATGGACATAGTTATGACTTTGACAGTAAAGCCCGTGACAGAATCAGTGCTGCAATTATTGCGCTCGATTTGCAGGGAGAGGGTGCTACAATAGACTGGACAACAGCAGATAATCAAGACGTTAAGGTGACAGCTAATGACCTGCGTATGATTATCGCTGCGGTTGCCGTGCGTAGTAATGCTTTGCACACAGCGTATAGAGCCGCCAAGGCGAAGGTTGAAGCTGCAGTTACTGCGGATGAAGTAAGAGCTGTTTGCATGGAATAATTAGGAGGTTGAGAAATGGATTTTTTAGCTTTGCGCTACGCCGTATATAACGCGGCACACACTTTGACTAATGGTTTTACTTACAAATCAGTTATCGGCGCGATTTTGGCATTCCTGCTGCACAAACACGCGGTATTGTTTATGGTTTTTACCGCATTGGTATTTTTGGACTGCTTCACTCGCTGGATGTCTTTGAGTTACAAACGTCTGCAGGGCATGGGGCAGACTCCGTCCGTGACGCAAATTATCGGCGGCATTGAGGCAGCTCGCGCAGAAGGCCTTATCTCCAGCGAAGTCATGAAGCATCGCTTTGTTGGCAAGATTATCGTTTATATCCTCTGCGTGCTGGCTGCCGTATTGGTAGATTTGGCCATGATCACGCTGCAGCAACCTGTGTGGGCTGTCCCGCTGGTGGCAGGTTATCTGGTCATCACAGAGTTGCTGTCTATTTGCGAGAACCTCAACGACGCGGGTATTGAGGCAGTTCAGGGTCTTGTTAATGTTATCAAAAAGAGAAGAGGTTGATTATTATGACTATGTTATCTGCTCATTTTTCTGAGTCCGAATTTGCTTGCAAACATTGCGGAACGCTGCCGACATATGGCATTAGCTCTGCATTACTGACCGGTCTGGAACGCTTGCGTGCACGTTTAGGTCGCCCGATAATTATTACTAGCGGCTATCGTTGCCCGGTACACAATGCTGCTGTTGGTGGCGTTAGTAATTCTCAGCATGTCGCAGGTACCGCCGCTGATATCTACGTCGACGGCGTATCTACGCGTGAGCTGGCCCGCATCTGCAAGCAGATTTTTGACGGTGTGGGTACTTATGTATCGCAGGGCTTTGTCCATGTTGACATGCGTGCTGGCGGCTCCGTTCCGGGCTATTATCTGTGGGAGGGCTAAGATGTGGAAAAAATACTGCGCAATTACTGCAGCTACATTGTGCTTGCTGTGGCCTGCCTCTGCCTCGGAGGCATCATCGGATACAACCTACACAACCTACACGATGACGGCGGCGGAAATGTCAGCACTCGACAGCAGGTTGAGTCTGCTGCTGCAGCAAACCAAAGTCACCAGGCAAGCGCTGGCAGAATCACAAGCAGCGCTGAACGAGTCGAGAGCAGAATTGAGCAAGCTCAAGACGGAATCACTAAAGCTGCAGATAGAGCTGCAAGCTCAGAGCAGCTTATTGGAGAGTGCCAACAAATCCTTGCAGGCATCCGCCAAAGAGGAAGCTCGCACCCGCCGCAGAATTAAAGCACAGCGCAATACCGCTATCGTTGCGGCCGTTGGGCTGCTTGCCTATGCTATTAATAAATGATGATTGATTGGGAGGAAGTGATATCTTAGGAGGTCTTGTATATGGATGTCACTCGTAAGCGAGCGCGTGCGTGGCTACGTATGTGCTCACGAATCGAACTTGACCGTGCCATGGAAGAAGCACGGCTTACGGAGCAGCAGCGGGAAGTCATCGAGTTAATGTTTACCCGAGGCTTGTCCGTGGTTGCTATCAAATTACGCTGTAATATGGACGAGAGTACAGTAAAACGTATCCTTGCCCGCTCTTACGACAAAATCTACAATGTCATCATGTAACCTGCGCCCCAGTGATCCTGGGGTGCTTTTTTTATGCCCTTTTATTGCGCTTTTGCACATCGCTTTTACCTATACAATGTAGACAGAAATGAGGTGAGCTTATGAATTTTGCAAATATGCCAAATCAACCGAACCTGCCGCCTATGCCGCAGCTCTTTGGTCAGCCAGCACAGCAGATGGCTCCAGCTGGTGAGATTGTATGGGTGCAGAGCGTCGACCAGCTCAATGCTTTAACTCTCCCGCCTAATGCGTCAAGAATCTACATGAACTCTGCTGATGCGGAGTTTTACATTGTAACTACGGACAAAATCGGCATGAAATCTGTGGCAACATACACGTTTGTGGAGAAGCCTAAACCGCAGCCTGTAGAGTACGTTACCAAGGCGGAGTTTGCAGAGCTTATCGCTCTGCTGAAAGGAGCGCAAAATGAATCCAATTTACCAAAGACAGAATCAGCAGCAGCGTCAACCTCAGGCGGGCGACCTGCAGGTCATCAAGCAAAATCTCAATGATAAAATGCTGCAACAATTTATAGCCCAAGCTAAGCAGCAGGGAATCTCTGACAATGATATCAATGCTGGCTTGCGAATGCTCGGGTACAAGTAGGCATCACGCGCGATGTGCATTATTATAAAAGGAGGGATATCGTATGGATATCGGCGAAGCAATGGCGTTGACCAATAGTAACAATAACTGGATGAACAATCCGTTTATGTATCTTATCTGGCTGGCGTTTTTTGGCGGCGACGGTTTTGGCTTTGGTCGTCGTGGTAATACCTTAACTCAGGCAGAATTACAGGAAGGGTTTAATAATCAGAATGTAATGCGTAGTTTGGAAGGTATTAAAAACGGTGTTTGTGATGGTTTTTACGCTATGAACACAAATGCTCTGCAAGGTCAAAATCATCTGCAACGTGATATGTGTCAAGGCTTTGGTGCCGTGACAGCCGACATTACTAATACTGGCTATCAGCTGGGTAACCAGATTACGGAGAACCGTTTTGCGGCTCAGCAGTGCTGCTGCGAGACTAATCGCAATATTGATAGCGTTAAAGCTGAGAATTACAAAAATACTTGTGAAATCACTACTGCTATCCATAGCGAAGGTGAAGCTACTCGTGCTCTTATCACTGCTAACCAAATGCAGGAGCTGCGTGACAAACTGGCAGACCGTGACCGTGAACTGCAAGCAGAACGCTATCAAGTTAGCCAGCTCACTCAAAGCGCTACTATCATCGAGGCAGTGCGTCAGCTGTTAGGTCAGCGTGGTTGCGCTGGCTGCCAATATCTGACTGCTGCTTGATTGGCGGTGAGAGCTAATGGCTTATCTGAATAGTTATAATCTTGCTAGTCAAGCTCTGGAGGTTGGTAATGTTATTGCACTGGGGCCTAACGACGTGCAGTTTAGTGGGTGCTGCAATGGTTTGAGCCATGCAGCTGGCACTGGAATTATCAACGTCAAAGCTCCGGGTGTGTACGAAGTCAATGTTACGGTGACTGTTACTGCTACGGCAGCTGGTGCTATCGGGATACAGCTCTATAATGGTGCTGACGCTGTACCTGGTGCATCTGCTGCACAAACAGCGGCCGCTGCTGGTGTGGTGACGCTGCCTATCAGTAAGTTGATCCGTGTGCGCCCGTCCTGTGCCGCTGTCAGTAATGCGGCAAATATCAGCCTGCAACTGACAGGTGGTGCCGGAACGGTTACCAGCGTCAATGTAGCAATACATCAAATCGCTTGATTTTATGCGGTATAGTCTTTAATGACTATACCGCATATTTTTTATTTAAAATTTAAATTTATGACTTGTAATAATTAAAAAGTAGAGTTAATATACATATAATGAAGATGAAAGGTGGTTATGAACCATGAAAATTATTGATGTTATGCAACAATGGAATGATGATTGCAATGATTCTTTTCAAATGCTGGCTGGTGAATATTTTTTTGAACAACTCGAATACGATTGCAGCGAAATTGAAGCTTTGAAAGCTACAAAATCGTATCTGGAAAAATTCACTGAGGCTGATTTTGCCGAGCTCATCGGTGGGAAAGATGCTTGGCTGGAAGCGCTAAGAACAATAGATAGTCTTTTGAAAGCCTGAATCCCTCACCGCTAACTAAAATTTAGTTAGCGGTTTTATTTTGACCACTTTTTGACTGCTACATCTAGACAGATATACAAAGATATAGTAAAATATAGCATAGTGTGAATGTTGTCTACCTGCGTAGACATGCGGGAAATGGGGATTTATGCCTTTTGGGACTGCGGTCTAAAAATGGTCTTGAAAACTAGCGAAGGTGCAAGCCTTCCGTGGGTTCGAATCCCACCCTTTCCGCCATTAAAAAATTATAATAGGGTCTTGCAATTTAGATAAGAATCTGTTATAATAAACAAGTAGTCTAATGGAGTGGTACTCAAGCTGGCTGAAGAGGACGGTTTGCTAAATCGTTAGACGGTTTACCCCGTGCGTGGGTTCGAATCCCACCCACTCCGCCACCATCAAAGGTTCTGAGCTTTCAGGAATTTTCCTGAAAGCTCTTTTTTTATGTCAGGTGGACAATTAGGTGGACAATAACAAAAAAATATAAAAAAATTACGCAAATATAGCAATAAAAAAATTACCGTAAGGCTTCAAGCCTTACGGTCTTATATCATAAGCAATATTTTTACACAGCTCTGTTCTTATTATTCTTTTCCGCTATCATGTTCTTTGATACTTGAAAATATTATTATAATAATATTGTAATAATTTATATTTCAAACTTTTGGATGTAGTTTTATTGCAATAATTATTAGAAATGCTCTACAATTATGTTTGACATACCAGAAAAAATCGCTGTCTATTATACGGTATAGGCCGTTCTCTGCCCAATAAAATGATTTAATACAATTGATATAACATTCCGGGATTTATACCGGCATTTAATGCCACTTCTTTCTTTGTGTTTCCGGCAATAACCCTGGCAACCAGTTCATATTTTTCTTCTGCAGTCCAAATTTATTAAATTTTTTATGTTTCAGAACTTCCACTCCGTAATGTTCTTCCATTCTTACCCCTTGGCGTATGTTATGTCTAAATCTGTTCTGGTTAACACCATCTGGTGTTTCTGCCCATTTATCTTTTCTGTACATCTCGATACATTTCAATTTTTACTCATAACTGTAACGCATAAAAATACCCTCATTACTTGTTTTGTCCAGTAAAGAGAGTACATATCACTTCAAAAATTGAAAGTGACAGCCTTTTCTTATCCTGGAATGAAATGCCCCAGAAACGCAAAAAGCGCCCAGTAAAAAATACTGAGCACTTGGCGATTAGATTTATTCTGTTGTATTCAAATTAGGTCAGATTATCTCAAACCAATCAGATGAAAATAGGCCCTGTTGTATCATACTTCATCAAACCATATCAAAAGGAAAAACCCGAAAACAAGTTTTGCTCCTTGTGTGTACCTTGCGTATCGATGCCCTGAGCGACGCAGAACAACTGTAAGGAAAGAAACTTGATTGCAGTTCTTGTCTTCACCTCAATATTTGATCAGCATATTCAAATAGCGGTCTCGAGTAAAATACTTGAGACCGCTTAATCTTTATCACATCACTTATCTAGTTCTATCTCTTTAGCATATATTAGTATAAATAACTTGCAAGTATTCTAATATATGGATTACCCTTGCATAGGAACACAAGATTTAGCCTAGATACTTAGAGGTATCTGGGCTTTTTTTATTGATACGTAAATAAAAAATTTGACGAAAATGTAAAAAATCTAAATTGCAATAAGAAGTTGCACACTTTTTGAAAATTAAGATGCATAGATCTT